TGGATGACATACCAAATAGGCAAAGGTGGAATTATTGGAGCATACAAAAACAATAATGAATCAATGTTTGGTTTTAATACTTATGTTTCTGCTCCAAGTGGATTAGATAAAGCCGTAATCAGTGGAATTAACGGCACTGCAATAAGGTGCTATGCGGATCAAATAACATTTAATCATCTTACAAGTTCGGGAACATCTCAAACCCAAAGCACAAAACTCACCATTTCCTCGGGGGGTGATGTGGGTATTGGAACTACCCAATCTTTATCTAAATTAAATGTAAACAACCCAAGTAGTGGGGCGATAACAAGAGGATTAGGATTATACAATGTTTTTAATGGAGTTGCGGGAACGGGAGTATCGCTTGATTTTTATGTAAATGTAGGCGTTAATGATAGGTGCGCAAGAATTATATCTACTCAATCAACTGCGGGAAATTACGCAGATTTACAATTTCAAACATCTAACAATGCTGCTCCCGCAACACGACTCACCATCACATCGGGGGGTTTAATAAAAGTAAACGGTGCTACATCAACCTCTCAATTTAATATCTTAAGTTCTATTGCAAATTCAATTTTAGAATTAAAAAGCACAAGTACAAACCCGTTTGGTATATATGTTAAATACACTCAAGCAATGAATGCCGATTCTAATTTTTTCTTTAGAGGGGATGGTAGTACGGGACAGAGAGTTATAATTCAATCTAATGGAGATTTAGAAAACGCGAACAATTCTTATGGAGCAATATCCGATATAAAATTAAAAGAAAATATAATAGATGCTACTCCTAAACTTAATGATTTATTAAAGGTTAAAATTAGGAATTATAATTTAATTGAAAATGATAAAAAGCAAATAGGGGTAATAGCACAAGAATTAGAGGAAATATTTCCTTCAATGGTTAGTGAATCACCCAATATTGAAAATAGAGAAATAACAGATGAAGAAGGAAACGTAACTACTGAAAAAGTAGATTTAGGAACTACTACAAAATCCGTAAAATACTCTGTGTTTACTCCAATGCTTATTAAAGCAATCCAAGAACAACAAACCATAATAGAAGATTTAAAAGCAAGAATAGAAACACTAGAAGGGTAAGGGTTACCCACATTATTAAAACAAGAGTAAATTATGAAACAAATAGAACCAATAGATATATGGCAGAATGGAACAACTAAAACTGCCATTAAATTACAAGTACAAGGTACAAGTGTAATTTTAGGAAGTAGTGCATCTTTTTATTGGCAATTACTGACAGAAGAAGGACATCAAGTAGCAAATGGCAATATCGGACTTAGTGGTGATCCCGATTATACAAGTTGGGGTTCAAACGATGACTACATTTATGAATATGTAGCAACTAATTTAAAACTTACAATTATAGAACCATCTGAGGAGGCATCAGCATGAATTTAGAATTAAAGAGATTTAGTTCACAAAATGATTCTACTTTAGGATTACTTTTTGTTGATGGTGAATTTGAATGCTTTGTGCTAGAGGATGAGTACAGAGATGTAAAAGTTAAAGGTGAAACAAGAATACCTTGTGGCTCTTATGACATCAAAAAACGTGAAGTACTTAGCGGATTAACCAAAAAGTATAGAGCAAAATTTGATTGGTTTGATTACCATTTTGAAATACAAGACGTAAAAAACTTTAACTATGTATATTTGCATATTGGAAATGACACATCAAATTCTGATGGTTGTTTGCTCCTAAACGATGGAATAAAATCTAATGCTCATGGACTAAGCCAAAAGAATAACGGTTCAAGTAGTACATCAGCATTTAAGAGATTATACCAAAAGATGAGTAAAAATGAATGTATAACAATTAATATAACAGATAATGTTTGAAAACAAAACAATCACATTTAAGGAGGCAGAAGATTATCACAAAGGTTTAATTATGTTAACCAATGCGGTAGAAGCCTCAGAAAAAGGAGTAGGTTTAGATTTAACTTATAAACTAATACAAGGATTAAAAAAGATTGAGGAGCAAGTTGAATCAATCAATAAGGCTAGGACTAAATTATACGAGGTTTACGGCACTTTAGATGACAAAGGTGTACTTACACCACATAAAGGAAAAGAAGAGATTCTAGAGCCTCTAAATAAGGATATAGAGGATTTCTTGGCTAAAGAAGATGAGTTTAGTTTAATTAAGGATAAAATTAAAGTTGAGGATATAAAGCATCTCATATTAAAGCCAAGTTTCTTGATTTTATGGGACAAATATCTTGAGGGATTAGAGGAATATGAATGATAGTACTAAAAATGTAAGGGCATATATTTATGGGTTGTTAGATGGTAATATAACTCATGATGGAAGTGGTGTTACAGTTGTTAATAAAGCTACTGATGAAACATCTTATCCTTACATTGTGGTACAGGCAACAGGAATGGTTGATGATTCCTTAAAAGATAGATTTGGAGGTGTGTATGAGGTGCAAGTCCAAGTACACACTAAATTTCCTTTAAATTATGGAGGACAGGATGATTGCGATGATATAGCAAATTCAATTCTCCAAACAATAAGATTAAGGAATGCTACATCTGACTTTGGTGCTGATACTATGTATATGTTTAAACAAACTAATCAAAGGTATTTAGAAGATGATGATGGGCAGTATGAATACTTTACTAAAACCGTAGTTTTTGAAGCAAATGTTTTAAGTGATGCTTAATGGTACATTATTTGTTTTATATATTGATAATGATAAACTTTTACTTTCAAAATCTCATTCTATTGGATTTAATGGGGATGCGGTTGATGCAAGTTATAAGATACCAAGCGAAAGGATTGTTGGGGATAGTTACTATTGGGAAACTGCAAACTTAAATTGGGAATCAGCTAATTTAAATTGGGATGATGTTACTTTTTCTACTCAAGTAAGTGGTTGGAAAGAGTTTATGATGGGTTATAAGTCGGGCAGTTTTTCTGTTGAAGGCTTACTTACTTTTGATAGAAGTACTCAATTTTGGAACACAACAGATTATTTTTGGGAATTATTTAATGTAGATTGGGAGGATGGTGCTATAGAACCAAATCCATCAGCTACCTTGGATGAGTTATTAATAACAAGAGAAAAGGTTAGATTTGATATAATAAGCAATTCAAACTATACTCTTTTTAGTGGTATGTGTAGGGTAAATAATTATTCATTAAACGCTAATAACGAGGGTGCTATGTTTTATAATGCTGATTTTACTATCACAGGAGTATCATCATAATATTTTATGTATTTTTTATTTATCTTTGAGTAAAATATTAAAAAATGGCTGCAATTAACGGAACAGAATTAACATTATATATCCCCTCGGTAAAAGTAGGAGGAACAACACCCACATGGATAGCAATAGGATTATCTAAATCTGCTAGTATTTCATTAGCTGCTGAAATGGGTGATGTATCAACTAAAGATTCTAGTGGGTGGAGTGAATCACTTTCTTTAATGAAATCTTGGACAGTAGATTTTGAAGCATTGGTTGACTTAGATGTAACATCAGCGGATCCAAATACTGCTATAAACATTCTACCTTTATGGGATTATTTTAAAAACGGAGATAAGCTAAAAATTGCTTGGGGCAAAGGTGGTTCTTATTGGTATGGTGATGCTTTTATTACTTCTTTAGAGGAAAGTGCTGAAGCAGAGCAGCCTGTTAGTTTTAGTGGTTCATTACAGGGAACAAGTGTATTGGCTCTTGGATCAACTACTCCTCCAACATACCCAACGTAATTAAATAACTAATTAATTAATTTTTATGGCAACAAACAAACACAGAGGTACTTGTATCATTAATCTTGATGGCAAGAAAAGAGGATTAATATTTAACATGAATACTTATGCAATTTTTTGTGAAGGTATGGATATTGATATTAGCCAAATAGGAGATGTGTTAACCGGCAGACAACAAGAAAAAGCGTTTTGTTGGTTGCTTTATTCGGCATCTATTGCCTACGATGAAAAGCATAATAATAATATAGATTATGATATACATGATTTTTACGATTGGATTATAGATATAAGTCCTAAAGATGCTGAATTAGCTACAAATACAATGTTTGCATCTAGATCATTGAAAAATGATTCTAATAATGGTGTTTCAAGGAATGTTGTTGAGGCAACTGATGAAAATACTTTAAAAAAAAATTAACAACTTTTGAAGATATTCTAGATCAAGCAATAGGAACTTTGGGTATAATGCCCGAAGTTTTTTGGTTATTGACTTGGGCAGATTTTATTAGGTTGTTAGAATCCCATGTATATCTACAAAATCAAGATTGGGATAGAATAAGGTACCAATCCACAATGGTAGCTAATTGCTCTATGGGCAGAAAGAAGGTAATTAAGCCAAAGGATTTATTTCAATTACCTCACGATAAAGAAAATAAGAAAAAAGTTGAGTTTCCCTCCCAAAAAGAGATAGATAATGTCCTAGGAAAAGCGGTAGAATTACCTATTTAATATTAATTAAATTTGTATTATGGCTGATGAACAAAGGTTAATAATAAAAACCATAGCAGACACTAAAGGGTTTACTAATGGTTTAAATAGAATGCAATCGAGTTTAAAAAAACTCAGTGGTGTTTTTAGTGCAGTAGGTGGTGCATATGCTGCTTCAAGAATATTCAACATTGCTAAAGATTTAGTTAATACTGCTGCTGAATTAGAAACAGTAAATAGAAGTTTTGAAAGAACTTTTAGTGATTTAGCGGGAAGCGTTGAAGATAATTTAAATCAAGTAGCTGATCAAATAGGTAGATCTACTACTAGCTTAAAAAAAGGTGCAATATCTTTTAATGCGTTTTTTAAAGGTTTAGGTTTTGCCTCAAAAGAGGCTGCTAATCTTTCCGTAAGTATGCAATTATTGTCTTTAGATTTGGCAAGTTTTTTTGGTATACAAGATACAAATGCACAAAAAAGATTTATTGCAGCATTAGCGGGTTCTCCCGAAGTACTTGATCAGTACGGTATAAACTTAAAGCAAACTGCTCTTCAACAGGAATTGTACAACATGGGTTTAAAAACCACAGTACAAAATACTAATGAAGTAATTAAAACTCAAGCTAGATTAAATGTAATACAGAGAGCCATGACTAGTGCGGGTATTATAGGTGATGCACAAAGAGCAGTATTTACATATGCGGGACAAATAAAGTCATTAGAGGGTAATTTTTTAAAACTTAAAGAAAACATAGGTGGAGCATTAAAACCTCTTGCTAGTTTTATTGTATCAATTGCAGATACCGTTATAAGTGATGGTAATAATGATATTCAAGATTTAGTTGATGGTGTTACACGTTTAAGAAAAATTCTTGGTACTGATGATGAATTAAAATTTATTAGAGCAATAGCTGACAATAGAGATGA